AGTGCAACATCCACGTATCTCCGACGATCCGGTCGGGTAATCGTTTCTCGCCCATGTGAACCTCCGTCATCTTGCGATCAGGACTGCCAGCAGGACCGCGATAGCGCCGCCCAGGGCGACGATCACGGCATTGCCGACACGTTGATGCCTGCGCCGCCGTTCGGCGCGCGTAGGGCGCGTCCTCTCCGGTAGCGCGGTCATGCGAGCGCCTCGACGAACAGCCAGCCGAAGTACACGCCGAAGCCGGCGATGATGAGCCAGTCGATTAGCGCGCTCATGGCGTCATCCCCAGGCGCGTGAGATACCCCGCTGGGATGCAGCCCGAGTCCCACTTGGCGTGCGCCAGGCGAAAGAACGGCTCGCCGTAGGCGTTCGCGCCCGCGAAACGTACCTGCACCCGCTTGCCCAGGTGCAACCCCTCGGCCGCGGTCCAGTGCGTGCGCCGCCCGAAGCACGGATGCGCGAGCGTCGCGTAGTACAGGCGCCCGACCTCGAAGGCACGAATCGGCTCTGCAGGACGGCCAGCGAGCGCCTGCAGCGCGTCTGCGAGACTGTCTGGTACGTCGGGGCGGTCAACGGCCGTGCGCAGCACGTCGAGCGCCTCCAGCGCCCTCCAGCGTGCGCCGCTCATGGCTCGACCTCCGCCGGCGCCGTCTCGCGCGCCTTGATCCGCTCGGCGGCGAAGTCGATCAGCTCGACCGTGACCTCGGCCAGCGTCACCCCCGGCCAGCGTGCGCGCACCGCGTTGTCGACCGTCGTGCAGCCGCCGACCAGCGCGACGACGAGGAACGCCATCAGGATCGCAGCTTCGATGGCGATGACCCCCGCCTGCTTGCGCCACAGCCGCGCACGGGCCAGTGCGACAGCGGCGCGATCAGGTCGCCCCTCGGCGCGCAGGCGACGTGCCTTGCGAAGCTCGAAGCGAGCCATCGCGCGGCGGAACTCGGGCGTGGGAACGCGCGCGGGCTGCGCGCCGGATGTAGCGGCCATGTCTGGGCCTCCTAGCTTGCGGTATGCACGCCGCACCCCGACGCCAATCGGGGGGCGGAACCGACAGGGTTGGCGTACCGGGCTAGGTCCGGCGAGCCCTTGCGGGCTCCCCTGCCGGCCCGCCCATAGGAGGGACCAGCACGAAAAGAAAACCCGCCTGATGGCGGGCTGTCCTTCCGCCTAGCATCCGGGACGCCAATCCCGTGCGCCGATCGCTCGGCGCGGCCTGAGTATCAGCCCCGCTCGCCCTGGCGGTCAAGTCGCAGGTCGGTGACAACGTCGCGCCGCGGCACGCCCTCCACGAACGGAATCAGGTGCACCGGCCGCAAGTACCTCAAGTCGGCAACCAGCAGGTCAACGCCTTGGCCGACAACGCGCCAGCCGACCCCGAACGGGAGCGCCCTGCAGCGCGCCCGCTCGAGCAGCGCGCGCACGTCGCGCGGGCCTCGGGACTCTTTCATTCGCAGCCCTCCGAATAGGTGCCGGCCGCGGCTGCGCTCGCTCAGTTCCGCACCAATCGCCCCGCGGCGGCCGCGACGATCTCGAACAGCTGCAACGCCTCGTCCGGATCGGTCATGCCGGTGGCGAACGCCCAGCTCGAACCGTCAGCGAAGTCGCAAGTCATCCAGCCCGGCTCACGGTACGGATCGAAGCGCCGGACCGAACCATGCTCGCCACGAGCGAGCCACACGCGAAATCCGGCCAGACCGCAGGCGAGTGCGGCGTGGTCGACGTCGATCAGCGCGCTCATTTCCGCCCCGCGAGCCGCTCGAGCGCCGCGACCCGTTCGTCGAGATCGGCGATCAACTGGTCGGCCGACTCGGTTTTCCTGCGCAGCGCGTGAATCTTCGCCTTCATCGCCTTCGCGATCGCGGCGGCCAGTGCGTCGACCGACTGGGTGACATAGCTTCGCGTGGCCGGCGCGGTCGATTTCAGGTCGGCCGCGTGCGCCGCTTCGGCGCGCTTGAATTCGTCGCCAGTCATGCCGGCCTCGTCAGTAGGAAACCGAGTGCAGCGTCGCCGCCACCGTCGCCCGGCGCGCCTTCCAGTTCGCACGCCCGACCGTCATCAGCGCAACCGAATTGGACTGGAACAGCGATACCAGGCTCTTGCTCGCCGCCGTCGGCGCGGCCGAGTTGCCGGTCGGATCGGTCGCCATCTCGATCGACGCCTGCGTCGCCATCTGCAATTCGACTTGGTCGGCACCGGCGACGACGATGCCGCTGCCGATCACCAGGCTGATTTGCGTCGCGGCCCCGCTGGCGTCATCCACCGGCACACCCGCACTGACCATCGCCGGGATGCCCAAAATCTCGCCGCCGTTCGCCCCGATCCCCGGATACGCCGGCGCGCCGCCCGTGCCGCGCAGCCGCGCCAGGGACACCGCGGTCCTCGGATGCAAGACCCATCGCGCCGTCTGCAGATCCTCGCTGGCGAGCTCCTCGACGAGACCACCCAGGTCGGTGTCGATCTGCGCCAGGCTCGAGCCCGTGCTCGCGGTCTTGAATCCGCCATAGGTGATGCTGGCCGGCGCATCGCCCGTGCCGTCGTTCGCCACGTCGATCAGTGCCGTATCGAAGGCCTCGGCCGTGGCGGCGATCAGTTCCTCGGCGAGCGCGCGCTCGGCAGCCGGCCCCGCTTCGCGCAGGAACTTCTCGCGCGCGATCAGCAGCGCGTGGACGGTGTATTCGTCGAGCAGTTGGGGCTCGCCGATGGTGATCGGAGAGCACGGGACCGCCACGCCCTGGCGAACCCAGTTCGCGCGCACGGCGCCCGATAGGCCGATCGTTGCCGACCCGAAGGGAAGGCGCTTGACGCCCGGCAGCCGGCCGAGCACCGACAGGCTGCGCACCGCGCCGGCCAGGTCGGTAAGCACCGGGTTTCTGCCGCGCAGTTCGTCGTCGGCCGCCGCACTCGTGCTCGCGCGCGTCACCAGTTCCATCACCGCGTCGGCACCACGCCAGCCCTGGCCGGCGACCCATGCGGCCGCGGCGTCGGGGTTGTCTCGCGCGACCGAGCGGGCCCGGAAGTAGCGAATCGCGCCGAGCCCCTTCGTGTGGTCAATCATCATCTGCCTGTTCTCCGTCAAGGGATGCATCATCGGATGCAGGCATCGTGCCGGCCTCGCCGCCCGGTGTCGCTGTGCGTGCACAGCGTGCGAGCAGTCGCGCCGGGGTCATCCGGGACCGCTCCTTCGCCGTCACCTGCAGGTATCGCCTCTCCAGGTCGCCGACCCTGCCGCCCTCGCGCAGCCATGACGAGATCGCAGCGCCCAAGTACAACCGCGCCGCAGGGTCCGGTAGCTGCCCCTCGAGCAGCGCCGCAGCCGCGCGCGCCAGCATCCTGATACGACCTTCCCGCGATAGCGCGTCGGGCACGCGCGAACGGCCGAACGGATCGAGGGGCAACATCGGGTCGGCGGGACAGATCAGGTGAAGTAGCGCGCCGCCGGATCCTCGGGCGGGCTGCCGTCGGGCGCCGCGTCTACCGAGCCCCTGGCACGCGGGTTCAGCCCGTAGTCGGACAGCATCTGGCGCGCCTGCGCCCTGGCGGTCGCCAGCGCGGCCGCCGCCGGGTTGCCCTTCGTCCCGCCGTTCGCGGCCGGCACCAGGTAGCCGTCTCGCCGGACCTGCTCCTCGAGATCGCGAACATCCGCGAGCAGTTCACATAGCAACGCCAGACCGCGCAGGTCCGCACGGGTCAGGCTGCCGACCTCCACCAGCACCTCGGTCAAGCGCCCCCATTCGACCGCGCCGCCCGGCGACAGCTCCGACGGCGGTAGTGGTGCCTCGAGCAAACGCTCGCCGGCAGGGACTTGCTTTCGCCGGGACTCGCGCATGGTTCCGGCGGCGGTCTTGTACGACTCGGACTTGCGTGCGGGCATGGTCACCTCAGGGTCGAAATTGGTTACGCGGTTGGCTCAATGCGCGCGTCGAGGAGCGGCCGGTCCACGCTGGCAGCCCTCTGGCCGCTCGACCACCCCCCCCGGGGGTTCGGCGCCAGCCCGGCGGCGATCGCGCGTCCTGCGCGCTTCTGGTGGCTCCCAGCGGCACTCATGCGCGCTGCCATTCCCGTCGCCGGCAGTCGTCGACGAGCAGGTGCTTGCGCACCGCGGCCGGTCGCCAGCGCGCCAGCAGGCGAGCTAGGCGCCGGGACTCGGCAGCCGGCGAGCGCAGCAGGGCGACGACGACGGACCAGCGGTCCGGGCCAGGGACACCAGGGACACTTGTTCCTCTATGGAGGTATGTACGCGCGCGCGAATACGTCGATAGTCCTAGAAGTGTCCCTACTGTCCCTGAATGGCGGTTCATGCAGGCCTCCGCGCGTTCAGCAGCTCGCGGACTTCCGCCAGCAGTCGGATGCCGACGTAGCGGAACACCCCACTGGTCTTGCGCTTCGTGACGGCGGGAACCAGCGCCATCCGCTGCCCCCAGACGGTCATCGACGGCTCGGCCTCGCCGCGCTCGCGCTTCCAGAGCCGGAAGCTTGCGTACAGCTCGGATGCCGCGTCCGAGAGGTTCGGCCCGCGCTCGCAGCATTCCTCGATCCACATGGCTGCGTCGTCGTGTTCGGCGAGGTAGTCGCGGCTGGCCTCATGCACCTTCGTCGGGATCGCCAGGCCGTCGGCGTACCACTTGCGCGCGCCCTCGATCAGCCAGGCGAGTACGGCCGGCGCCTCGGCCCGCAGCTTGCTCGGCAGCGCCATGTCTTTGCGGTGGCCCTCGAACACTTCGAGGAACGGGATCAGCACCATGCGCCTGGCGATCGCGGGATCGCCGCCGCGCAGCCTCGGCTTGTGGTTCCCGGCGATGAGGTGCTTCTGAGTCTGGACGAACTCGAAGTTGTCCTGACGCATGAACCTGGCCGTCAGGGTGTCGTCGCCGGTCAGCTCCTTGATCCGCGATTCCGCCCAGAAGGCGCCTTCCTCCAGCTCGTTGGACATGGCGAGCCGCTTGCCGCGCAGCTGCGCCAACTCGGTGGGGTGTCGCTCGACCTTCGACAGCATCAGCGCGGTCGTCGGCAGCTTCAGTGCGTAGGTGCCCATCAGCCACAGCCACAGGTCGAGCAGCGTGGATTTGCCGTTTGCGCCGCTGCCGTGCGCGAAGAAAAGCTTCTGCTCGCGCCGGTCGCCGGTCAGGATGTAGCCGCCCATCCGCTGCACGAACTCGATCACGTCGGGGTCATGCGCGAACACCTCGCCGACGAACCGCAGCCAGGCCGGGCAGCGCATCGACGGGTCGGGGGCGACGGCGGTAATCTGGGTCAGGTAGTCGTCGCGGTTGCGCGACCGCAGCCGGCCGGTGCGAAGATCGACCAGTCCGGCCGGCGTGTTGAGCGTGAACGGGTCGCGGTCCCATTCTGTGGACGGAATCACGATGCGCGGATCGGACTGCGCCAGCGTGAGCACCGCCGCCACCGTCTTGGCGCTGGCCAGCCGCGCCTGCATCTTTGCATCGGCGGCGTTGGCGGCCGATCGGCAGACGAGACGGGCCGCGTTGAACCGGATCAGGTGGTCGTCGCGCGTCCAGTGGGTGCCGGCGTCGCGCATCCAGTCCAGGCCCGGCGACCAGCGCAGGCCCGCACCGTACTGCGCGACGAACTGCAGAGCCAGATGATCGTCTGAGAACTCCGGTGTCTGCACGTCCTCGGTCGCCGCGCGGATGCCGATGGCTTCGAGGAACTCGGTGTCCGTGCGCTCCGCACAGTGGTCGTGCTGGCACTTGAAGTGCCCGCGCAGGTAGCCGCCGGTATGCGGCAACAGGTAGACCGTGCTGGAGTCGTCGCCCGTATGCTCGCGCGAGTGCTCGGCCTCGAACGGGCAGCGAATGGCGAACTTGCCGCCGCCCATGTCGCGCAGGATGCGGCCCTGATCGCGCAGCACCACCAGTACCGGGTCGTTCGACTTCAGCCCCTCCAGCGGCGACGGCCTCTGCGGCTCGTCAGGAACGCTCTGGAGCGCCTGATCGACGCGCACGGGTTCACCGTCGAACCGCCAGACGGTTGCGCCTCTGCGGGCCGTGTAGAGCGGTTGTTCGGGTTTCGAGCAGGACGCGTCGAACTCGACCGGAACGTGCGCGAGATAGGACAGCCCGGCGGCCACCGCTTTGCACAGTCGCGGGTACTCGGCGCGCGTCACCTCGCGGTCGAGCGCGAAGATGAGCCGCGCCTTGTTGATCCCGGCTTCGGGTTTGTGCGAGAACGTCGTGTAGCCGACGCCGCGCCAGCGGTCGGCGGCCTCCACGATCGCGGCCAGAGCCATGTCGTCGGCGATCCGGTCCAGGTCGAGCGCGACGAACGCGACCGGCTCGGCCGACTCGGTGTTGCGCCGGCCGTTGCGCAATGGCCCGCAGATGTACGGTCCGTCCTTCTCGGCGTGGCCGTTCGGCTTGACGCGCTCTACCAGGTCGTCGAACGCGCCGCGAACCTGCTCCAGCCCCTCGGCGTGGCGCGCGTGCAGGCCGATCGAGAACGCGATGTCATTCATCGCCGCCCCCCTCGCGCCGCTTCTTCGACGCACCGTAGGCGGTCATGACCTCGTTCGCGGTCAACCTCCAGCCGGTGCGCTCGGTGCCATCCTTCGCCGTCCAGTGCGTCTGTTCGAGCACGCCGCAGGCCGAGACCGCGCCGCCTGCGCGCATCTGGCGCAGCCGTCCTGCCGCCGTCTCGTTGAACGCGGCCAGGCCGATGAAGATCGCATCCTCGCCGGCTGCGACACGCATGGTCGCGGTGACGAACGGCTTTCCCTCGCGCGTCTGGCGCTCGACGGGATCGCCGACCAGGGTTCCGGTGACGAGGGCGCCGATCATTTCGACACCCTGCCGATGCCAGTGGACTGCAGGGCTTCGGCGTAGGGGGATGGCTGCCGAGGTTGCGTCACACCATCGGACGCAACCTCATGCTGGTTGCGGCCATCGGGGTTCGGCTTGTCCGCCCGCGCCAGCTCCCTCAGCAACTCCCCCGTGCGCCGCTCGGCGCGCAGCCTGATCTCACAGGCCTTGCGCTCGACTTGTTTGCCGACCTCGATGTGCTCGGCGAGAATGTCGGTGCGTTCTGCTTTCCCTGCGGCCCCGGCGAGTGCCACCTCGCCGCCCGCGCCTCGCTCAGTCGGTCGCATGGCCGGCGCCTCCCCGCAGCACCTCCTGCAGCCTGCTCGCGAAGCCGCGCATCCGGGCCTGACTGCCCATGCGCGCCAACTCGAATTGCTGCGCGAGCGCATCGGCCTCTACTGGACCGGCGGCGAGCCGCTCGAGGAACGCTTCGGCCTGTGCGCGGCCGGCGGCGAGTTCGTCGGCGGTGAACGGGTGCGGGTTCATGCCGATACTCCCTTGCGGGACGCGACCCACGCCTCAATGTCGGAGCGTGTGTAGACGACACGGCGACCCAGCTTGATCGCCATGTCGCCCCAGCCGTAGCGGTTCGTGCAGCGCCAGACGGCCTGCGTCGGTTTCGGGATCTTGTAGTCGTGCTCGACCGTATCCGGGTCGATCAGGTCGCCGGCGACCCGCTCTTGAACTTGCTGCATGTGACCGCCCCCGAAAATCGTTGACGGTCACTATTAAATTCCCGCAATCGCGGGAACGCATCAAGATCTGAAGGTCAAAATCTCTCTGGAAGCGCGAGCTATTTTTGTCCTTTCTTCGCGGCGCGCTTGACGTCGGCCGGCGCTGGCACGCCGCAGGCGAGCAGGACGTCGCGCGAGAGAGCGCGCGCGAGCTCGGCAGTCAGTCCCTCGGCGCGCAGTCTGCCCACAATCGCCGCGAGCAGGACGTCGCGTGCTCGGCTGGGTTTGCGCCCCGCTGTGCCCGGCGCGCCCGTTGTCGCGGCGTGCGCCTTCCGCGCCAGTATCCGCAGCATCTCGAGATCGCCGCGCAGCTTCGAATTGAACTCGTACCAGTTCAGGTCGGCCCGCAGCGCTTCGTATGCGACGAAAGCCTCGATCCGATTCGGCAGCCCTTTGTTCAGCGCCGCCAAATGATCGATCGCCTCGATCCATTCGGCCGCGAACGCCGCTTCTTTCGCGCGCGTCGGCAGCGATTCGCGGATATGCGCTTCCCCCCGGTACTCGGCGAGTAGCGGGCCGAGCCACCCGGCGAACTCGGCGGGATCAATGCCCAGGTGCGGCGTGAGCACACGCGACAGGTCGGGCACCGTACGGTCACTCCACCATCCGGGCACCGGCGCGGCCCGGCTCATCGCGCCGCCCTCCTGGGTTTCAGTCGGACGATCCGCGCGGCAACCTTCTTAGCCGGTTTGCCGCCTAGGGTTTCGTCGTGCGCGCTCTGCAGCGCCGCCCGCACCGGGTCGACGATCATGTGCGCGTAGCGCATCGTGGATTTGATGTCGCGGTGCCCGAGCGCCGCACCGATCACGGCCAGGCTGGCGCCGCGCTGCGCGAGCCACGATGCGGCCGTATGGCGAAGATCGTGCTTTCGCACGTCCTGCAGCCCTGCCCGCTCGATTAGCCGCTCCCAGCGTTTCTGCGGGCGCGTAACGTGTCCGGTGGCGCTATCGCCAGGAAAGACGAACACCACATTCGGTGGGGCGGCTGCTCTCCTGCGCTCGAGGATTGCCTTCGATTGCGCCGTCAGCGGCACGACGACAGGTGCCTTCTGTTTCGTCTGCGACGCCGAGAGCACCCACGTTCCGGCCGTTAGGTCCACGTCGCGCCATTGCATCGCACTGACGTTGCCCAGCCGCTGCCCGGTGAGCAGCAGCAGCATGAAGAAGTCTTGCCAGTCCTGGGGCTCGGCCTTCAATGCCTCGACGAATCGGCCGGCCTCGTCGCTCGACAGGTGGCGATCACGCCCGACCTCGGCGAACGGGTCGATCTTGCTCGCCGGGTTGATGTCGCCGATCAGCTTGTCCTTCTGCGCGACGTTGTAGATCGCACTCACGATCTCGACGACGCGGTTCGCCGTCGTCTGCTTGCCGGCCGCGCCGATCGCCTTGTGCAGCGTCGCCACGTCGTCCGACGAGACCTTCGAAGCCTTGCGCGCCTCCCAGTTCACGCCCTCGGCCGGCTTCTCGCGCTTGCGTCCGTGCTTCTTTGGTGGCGCATCGGGAAGCGAGCCCAGGTACAACTCGAACATTGCGCGCACGTCGTCAACGCGCCGCTTGCCCCTCGCCTGCAGGCTGGCGACGTAGTTGTCGAACAGCGCGCGAAAGGCGGGTTCGCCCCGAAGCTTGCGCCGCGCCTCGGCCGGGTTCTCGCCCATGTCCAGGCCCGCGGCGGTCTTGCGAGCCACCTTCCGGGCCGTCTCGACCGACATACTCGGGAAGGTGCCCAGCTTGATGAAGTCCGGGCCGTGGGTGCCGCGGTGCAGGTAGTAGAACGACTTGGTGCCCTTGTCCGTGATTCGGACGCACAGGCGCGGAACGTCGTCGTCGTAGTGGGTGTCTCGGCGGCCGGCGGCGGCCGGCTCCAGACCTCTGATTCCGGCCTCGGTGAAGTGGATTCTCGACGGTTGTCTGGACGGCATTTCGACCCCCTGGGACGTTAGCCGGGCTAACGCCGGGCTAACATTGGCGGTCGATTTCCGTTAAATTCGGTGAATGACTCTCTGGGAGCGACCGCGCCTAACGCATTGATTATGCGTGGATTCTGTTAGCGCCGTCAACCTCAGGCTAACGTCGGAAAACACCAGAAAACGGCCATGCGATTGGCTACGAACCAGGGGGTCGTGGGTTCGAATCCTGCCGGGCGCGCCAGGACAATCAAGGGCCGTTAGTGATGGCGATCACTAACGGCCTTTTGTTCTACTGGCTCCAAGGGGGAGTCTGGGATAACCAGCGGGATCACCGGCCTGTCCGAAGGAGCAGCATGCGAACTCGCCGGACATGGGGGCGAAACCGACGAACGTGATCAGTCCGTCGGAGCGATCTGTGAATGACCGCCCTGGCGTTCACCGGTGCGTTCACGATTGGCTCGAACCTCGTCGTCGTCAATTCTCTCGAGTACCGCATTCCGCTGCCGCCGCCACATATACATGACAGCCTCGTTAGCCATGATCGAGGCCGCCAGGAGCAAGTAAGCGAATCCTGGCCACACCCCGACGCCAAATGCCGCGTCAGAGACAGAAACAAGAAAGGCACTTGCAGTAGCGATCATGAAAATGCCGATCCGCTCGAGTTGTGGCTTATTGATCCAATAATCCTCCGCGGCGGCGCGTCGTCGCATGATGAACGACTTGTGCAAATCAGAATCAAGCGGAACAAAGCGCTGATCCGCGAAGTGCCTGACGAGATTTTGGCGCAGGACGTTATTGCCCCTGATATCCAGGACGTTCAAGACAAGCACTATCAGGCAATATATTTTTACGTTGTCGATGAACCAGGCGAGTGCGAGAAATGTGACCGTAATCCCTATGGAAAGAAGCGGGATTACATTCTTTCCGACGATATTTTCCCAATCGTGAGGCGGATTGAATCGGGAGAACGTATCGACGATGATGTCCATTTCATTTCGCACTGCCCGCGCGTAGAGGAAGTACCATATCGTGGTAAACAATGCCAGCAGTGCGACAAGGCCTTTTTCCGCGACGAACAATTGCAGACCGCTCACTATCGATGTGTCTATCAGTCTGGTGACCGACGACAGCTCTACACGGCCAAAATACTTCTCGAGTTCCAGCTTCTGCCCTGCCAGGACAGAGAAGAGCCCGAGCGCGATGATCTTTTCGCTGATATCGATGTGGAACTGAAGTCTCTCCCGGACATCCTTGGATCCCCTCCCCGCAAGCAGGTCCTCGAGTCGGTCAATGAGCTTCACGGCAATTGGCGAAATTGGCCAACGATGATGAACGAGTGGCCTGAGACCTTTCTGCGCAACGACACTCGAGCGAAGGGGGCAGTGCACAATCTTCCGAGCAGGCCTTTGCCACGAGTCTCATCCAGGAGTCTGGGCACAGTAGCCGACTAGTGCCAGCAGGCCGAGTACCAATGCGACCTGCAAGAACATTCGCATCACGTGAACCAGGACCCGTGCGATCGTGAGCTTGACCAGTAGCGCCACGACCGCGGCAACTGACCATGCTCCACCCATCCCGATCGAGCCGTCTCGATTGGCAGCAAACGCTGCGATCGCGCCACAGAGCAGTGATATGCCCCACTCCGGATCGAGAGGGCCAACCTGGCGGGATCGACCATCATCGATTGACCCGAGTCCGCTGCAACCCATGCAGGTGACCATGGCACCCTCGAGAGTCTTCGTCTTCCCCTTCCCGAAACACGCTGGACACAGCTGCTTCACTTCGTGGACCTGTTCGACGGTGACTGCGAGTGTTGCTCTCTGACGAATGAAAGGGGCTTCCCCGTCCCCAGCGAGCCGCGATGCGGCGAACGGCAACGAGTGCGACGATGGGGTCGCGAATCTCATCAACTCGCTCCGACGCGGGAGTCCGTGGCTATTCTGTACGTTGGCATCGATCTCGCCAACAGCGTCTTCGCAGTCGACGGCGTTTATCAGCGTGGCAATCCCGCGAAGATGCGCCCGAGCGTGCCACGCGCCACGGAAAATCCTGGGCGGACACCGGCACGGCAACCGCCAACGGTGACCGCTGCGTCACTTCCGCCCCGATCCCGCGTCCACGTGAAAGCGGTGCAGGAGCCGATGCAGCAGCGGACTGAACACCAGTCCGGCCACGGCCAGGAACAGCACGCCCGAGTACAGCGCGTACA